CGAGGTGTTCGACAACGTGGGCGGCGGCTTCTTCCCGTTCGCCCCCATCGAAGGTGCGCAGATTCAGAAGGGGTGCATCAGCACCCATGCGTCCTGCGTTTTCCTCGAAGCCGTTGCCTTCCTCGGCGGTGGGCGCAACGAGGCGCCGAGCATCTACCTCGGGGCCAACGCCACCGCCACAAAGATCAGCACGCAGGAGATCGACAACCTGCTGCTGAACTACACCGAGGTGCAACTCGCCCAGGTCAAGCTCGAAGCACGCAACGACCGCAACCACCAGCTGCTCTACGTCCATCTGCCTGATCGCACGGTGGTCTACGATGCAGCGGCATCCCAGACGCTTCAGCAGGCTGTCTGGTACACCCTCACCAGCAGCATCGTGGGGTTCTCTCAGTACCGGGCGAAGAACTTCGTCTGGTGCTTCGACAAGTGGTTCGCGGGCGATCCGCAGTCGAACGCCGTTGGCTACGTTGACCGCGACATCGGCACGCACTGGGGCCAGAAGGTGCGCTGGGAGTTCAGCACGCCCATCGTCTACAACAAGACGAACGGTGCGATCTTCCACGAGCTCGAACTAACGGCGCTCCCTGGGCGAGTTGCCATCGGCGTCGATCCGCAGATCAGCACGTCGTACAGTCCCAACGGTCTCTCGTGGTCGCAGCCGAAGTACATCCGCATCGGCAGCACGGGCGACCGTGAGAAGCGCCTGGTTTGGCGCCAGCAGGGCTTCATGCGCAACTGGCGCGTCCAGCGGTTCCAAGGTGATTCCGACTCTCACTTGTCGGCCATGAGCCTTGAGATTCGCGTCGAACCTCTGGCGTACTGATGGCTACCGGACGGCTCAGGATTGGCCGTGATCAACTCGCGGCATTCCTCAAGGACCACGAGGCGATCCGCCAGTTCGAGCGTCTGTTCACGGACGTCGAGCAGCTGGAGCCAACAACCCTCGCCGACATCATCCTCAACCTCGCCGCCGCCGAGAACAAGGCCGGTGAGGCGCTGGATGCGGTGGAGAAGCTGCGCCGGGAGATCGAACTCAGCGTCCCCCGAGCCGAGCAGCCGGTTGACGCAATCGACGACCCACGCATCGCGCAACTCGCTGCACTGGTCGGTACGCTGCAGAACCAGATCGAGGCCCTGCAGTCAGCACCTCCGCCGCGCGAGTTCAAGCGAGCGCGCTACGGTTCGTTCCTCGACACGACCACGCAGACGGCCACGACCATCAACACGGCGAAGGCCGTCACGTTCGACACGACCGACATCTCGCGGGGCGTCTATATTGGCTCGCCCACCTCGCGGGTCTACGTTGACACCGAGGGCATCTACGACTTCCAGATGTCGCTGCAACTGGACAGCACGGTGTCCACGGACGAGCACTTCTACCTGTGGATGCGCGTCAATGGCACCGACGTGCCGAACTCGGCGTCCACGGTGCGACTCAAGGGCAATGACGCCGAAATCATCCTATCTCTGAACTTCTTCCTTGATCTGAAGGCCGGTGATTACGTTGAGATGATGTACAGCGTCACCGATCTTGGCGTTCAGATTCAGTACGTGGCCGCATCACCCCCGGTGCCGGCGATACCATCTATCATCCTCACCGTCAACAACGGTGTGGAAGGAGTCCAATAATGACCGTCACCGTCAAAGTCCTCGTCGCGCCGCTCCAGATGGCGAACACGCAGACGACCCAGTACACCGCGCCGGCCAGCACCAAGACCATCATCGACAAGGCCACCGTGACGAACACGGACACGGTGAACCGCACGTTCAGCGTCAACCTCGTCACGAGTGGCGGGTCGCCGGGGAACGCGAACCTGATGATCGACGACCGTGCCGTGGTGCCCGGGGAAACCTACAACTGCCCGGAACTGGTCGGCCAGGTACTCGAACCCGGTGGCATCATCAGCACCGTTGCCAGCGCCGCATCGGCACTGACGCTGCGGGTGTCTGGTCGAGAGATTACTTGAGGCATACAATGAGCGCGCCGAGTTCTTGGCTACCGGCGGCTAACCAGAGGAGCCAGTCGTGCTTCAGTTTCTGATTCCCGCCGCAGCAAGTCTCATCGGTGGCGCGATGCAGTCGCGTTCCGCAAGGAAAGCCGCCGACGCGCAATCGCAAGCAGCCCAAGCTGGCATCGAGGAACAGCGCCGCCAGTTCGACGAGATCCGCAGGCTGCTGGCACCCTACGTCGAGGCTGGTACCCCGGCACTCGAAGCGCAGCAGGCGCTGCTGGGCCTTGGTGGCGCAGGAGCACAGCAGCAGGCAATCCGCCAGATCGAGCGCAGCCCGTTCTTCCAGAGCCAGATCGAGCAGGGCGAACGAGCCATGCTGCAACGTGCCGGTGCGACGGGTGGCCTTCGCGGTGGCAACTTGCAGGCGGGGCTTGCGCAGTTCCGCCCCGCGATGCTTCAGCAGGCCATCGAGCAGCAATACGCTCGCCTCGGCGGGATGACGTCGCTCGGTCAGCAGTCCGCTGTCGGCGTGGGCACCGCTGGTCAGGCGATGGGTGGCAACATCAGCAACCTGCTACAGCAGCAAGGTGCCGCTCAGGCAGGCGGCATCCTCGGCTCGGCCTCGCCGTTCGTTCAGATGGCCCAACTTCCAATGCAACTGGCGGGCATGAACTACGCCCGTACCGGGCAGTTCGGGATTCCCGGATTCAATAATTTATTTGGTGGAACACCCTCACCCACAAACGTAGATTTCCCGGCTGGTTTGGAAATCGGTCCCGGTTTCCCGACCTATCCATGATTTCGGAGGCGTGACGTGGTTCAGCCGATCAACTACATCATCCCCGCACCGACGCCCTTCGAGAGCCTGACGCAAGGCATGCGCCTTGGTGCGGCAATGGAGGAGGTGCAGGCTGCGCGGCAGCAGCGGGCCATGCAGGCGGAGCAGATGCAGGCCGAGATGGAGGTGGCGAGGCAGAAGGCTGAACAGCAGCGCCGCAGCCAGGAGGCGCTGTCCGCGTACTTCACAAAGCCGTTCGAGCAGCGCACCTTTGCGGACATTGAGTCACTGGCCCCGTTCATACCCAAGGAGACGTTCTCGTCGCTGATCGACATTGCGAAAACTCGGTCCCAAGAGCAGAACGCCACCACGGCCAGACTGTACGGGCAGATGGGAGCCGCCATTCGTTCTGGCTCACCCGATGTCGCATCTCGACTGGCTCGTGAGCGCGCTCAAGCAGAAACGGATCCGCAACAAAAGCAAGGATTCACTGTTCTGGCAGAGGCCATTGAGAAGTCGCCACAGCAGGCATTTGAAATCCTGTCAATCCCGATGGTTGCCCTTGGCGGACCTTACGCCGAAGCTGCCAAGAAGATGTTCGAGATCGCGGGCCCTGTCCAAGCTCAACCTGGGTTTGAGGTTCTGACGTCCGATGAGGCGAAGCGCCGCGGATTGCCAACTGCTGGCTACACATGGCAAATCAATCGGAAGACCAACGATGTGTCGGCGCTCGTGAAGCCGCCGCAAGCTCCGGTGCAGGTCAACCTTCCTGGTCAACCTGCACCGCCCACCGCGCTGCAAAAGCAGATCGACGAGAAGTTCGCACCTGTTGCCGTGCAATGGCTTTCGGGTGAGCGGGCGCAAGCAACGTCTCGCATTCGTCAACTGGACGCCGTGGTAAACGTCCTCGACACCAAGAAGCGCGTCACCGGGCCGGTTCTGGGGATCACTCCCGATGTTGTGTTGTCGTTCATCAACCCGCAATCTCGGGAAGCGCGAGCCAACGCCGAGCGCATTATTCAAGAAGGGCTTCGTGCCACACTTGGTGCGCAGTTCACTCAGAAGGAGGGTGAGGCGTTTTTGTCCCGTGCGTTTGACCCCAAAGCCCCGCAAGACGACAACGCTCGACGTCTGCGAGCCATCGTTGGTCAGATGAAGACATCTGCCGCGGATCGACAGTCGATGGTTGATTACATGCAGGGTCCCGGACAGGGGAGTCTTGTTGGCTATCGCGGTCGCATTCCGAGCATCAACGACTTCTACGACGCGATCGAGGAAAAACCTCCGACAGCAGCAAGACCGGCAGCAGGTGGTCGTGTTCAACCCGCGACCAAGGGAACTGACATTGGCGGTGGATTCCGCGTACTGGACTGACAATGGCCGACCGCGAATACCGCATTCAGGCGCCTGACGGCAGCACACTGCGCATCGTTGGACCAGAAAACGCGACATCGGAACAACTTCGCGCTGCTGCTGAACGAGCGTTTGCTGCTCGTGGTCAAGTATCGACGGGTCAGATCCCCGGCGCTCCTGCTGGTCTTATCGCGCCCCCGTCGCAAGAGGCTCCGGAAACCACGACTGCCGGAATCGCTGGTGGTATCACACGTGGCGCCGCGCTTCCCGTGGCCGGTGCCGCTGGTGGATTTGCTCTCGGTGGTCCTCCTGGCGCTGTGGCTGGTGCCGCCGCTGGCGTGCTCGCACCTATCGTCGCGGACCCATTGGTTGCAGGGTTCAACCGTGTCTTCGGTACGAACTACCAAGCTCCGTCTCAGGCTCTTCAAGACTTGATGACGCGCATGGGTGTCCCAGTCCCTCAGTCGGGCGCGGAACGATTCGTGCAAGAGGCCACGACCGGAATCGCCGCAGGCACTGCTATCCCCGCACAAGCGGCGCGTATGGCAACAGCACTCGCCCAAGGCACCCGAGCAGCACCCGTGGTCAACCCCATCGCTGAAGCAGTGCGAGTCGGTGGCATGGGTCGGACTGGAGGCGCTACGGCTGATGAGCGTATTGGTGCGGGCATGATTGCCGGTGGCATCGGCGCCATCCCTGTCGCAGAAAGCCCGATCGACGTCGGCGTCGGCATGGCGGGTGGTGGTTTGTTCCCTCCCATCGCACACGGGGTCGGGACCGCTACTCGTGGCCTCTGGGACATGACCGTCGCTCCGTTCCTCAAGCCGAGGCTGGCTGC